TCAGCAATTCTTTCTTCAGCCATTTCTAAAGTTATATACAATACATTCTTACCTTGTAATAATACAGATGAAGCAAGGTGTGTCATAAACATTGTCTTACCAACACCAGTGCCTGCAAGACAAATATTTAAAGTCTTACTTGGTATACCACCTCTTGTAATCTTGTTGAAGAAATCTAAATCTAATTCAAGTCTTTCTTCTTTCTTCTTATAGAAATCATATCTTTCTTTTGATTCTTGTAAGTAATCATGCCCAACTTTTTGGTCAAACGAAACACCTAAAGCATTTGATAATAATTCAGGCAAATATTCTGGTGTATGTTGTTTGTCTTTACCATCTAGTATTTGTATGCCATTTAAAATAGCATTATGAATAGAACGGTCTTTACAAAACTTTTCTGTTGTCTCAACTAACCAATCTAAATTAATTGGTTCTGGATTTAAAGTAGATAGTATGTCGGTAACATTTTTATATTCATCTTCATTAATACTTTTATTACTATTAATTTCAATTGATAAGGATTCTTTTGTAGGAAGATTGTTATACTTATTTACAAACTTATAAATTTCTGTAAATAATACTTTTTCTAATCTATCAGTAAAGTATTCTTCTTTGATAAAAGGTAAAACCTTTCTACAATACTTTTCGTTATGAATTAAATTACGAAGTGCTGTTCTTTCAATTCTCTCCATTAAGTTCCTTTTTCTCCTTTAATTGTTCATCTAATAATACAACTAATATATCGCCGATATGATTTATAAACTCTTGACTATCTGTATCTGCACCTATCTTATTTTCAATAACTGTATAATCAAACACCATAGGTAAAGCACCGTCTGGTGTTTTCTCTGACTCTGGTCTAAATCCTACATTACCATATTTAAGAACTATACTTGCATATGGTCCACTAATAAGTTTAATGCCTGTAAAGTCCTCTCCAGGTTTCTCTACAAACACATAATCTTCTTGGTGTTTAGGACTGGTCGTTTTGTGGGTCGGTGGTATCTTCGGGTTCAACTACATCTCCATATTTAAATTCTTTAGCACAAACTTCATCTAACTGGTTTAATATTTCTGGTGTGAAATACTTTTCGGGATTATTGTTAATTGTTTTACCAAATGTTTTACTACCATCTGGTAATTCTACCCTTGTTGATACTGATTTAAATATATTATGCTTCAATGCTAAATCTAATAAACCATAATATCTATCTAAACCTTTATCATAAGTTAAACGAACATCTACTACTTTATTTTCTTTTGTCAATCTGGACTTGTAATTTTTACAATGTATAATATTACCAATAATTTCTGTTCCGTCTTTTTCTTTTCTCTTAGAAAGATAGACGATTGATGAGGCAGCATATTTTAATCCTGAACCACCACCCATTTCTTTCTGTGGGAACATACTACCGATAACATCATAAGTATGATTTGTTATGATAAGAGGAACTTTTGCCTTACCTAACTTTAATGTTAATACTCTAAAGACTGCTTTTACAATCTGTGCCCTTGTCATATCTTTAGTTTCTTTACCTGCCTGTGTATCTTCAATCTCTTTAGTAGTTGATAACATACCTAGAGAATCTAATACAAGCAATAATGGTTTTCTTTCAGACTTATCTTGAGCAATATACTTATCTAATACTGTTAATGCTTGATGTCTAAATTCTTGAACAGTAGTAACTGGCATTACAACCATACGACTACTATCAATTTGTCTTTCTTCTATAATTTCTTTTGATACAGCAGATTCACTTTCAAAGAATATAACACCACCATCAGGATTTTGGTCTAGAAAATGTTTACACATACCTAGTACAAAGAAAGTTTTACCTGTCGCACTTTCACCTGCAATAGCAGTTATCTTATTTGATGGCAAACCTTTGTGTATACCACCACCTAACAAGGCATTGAATATATAAGAACCTGTATCAATAAAATCTGTTACATCACCTGACGCACCATCTGATACTAAACTAGCATATTCATTACCAGTTTCTTTAATTATGTCTTTCAAAAAATCACTCATTATCTGTTACCTCTATTTTATATTCTTTGTCGTTTTCTCTTTGTTTAAAGTTAGCAGCATATTCTACTTCTCTTTTTTTACCATCTGGCATACCATCAGTATATGTAGAATGAAACTCCCACTTAGTTTTTTTGCCATTGATTGTTCGTGAATAAACTGTTACTGTCATTTTGATTTACATTATACACTATATATATTTTTTTGTCAAGCAAAGAACTCATCTAAAGTTGCCTTTCTTGAATTTTTAAATAGGTCTGTTTTTGGTCCAAAACACCAAACATTCTCTATAAACATCTTATTCATAAAGTCTGCCTTTTCTTGCTCATCTTTAAATAGTGTATCTGATTTTGGTCGTTGCATAATTCTCATACCAATCTGACCCATAAACTTGTCTTTAAATTTATCTACCAATTCATCACCAGAACGATAACGAACACCATGAATTTTTGGATCCATAATATTCACAAACATGAACTTTGAAACTTCCATAGTTTTTTCTGCAACTGGTAAATAAAACTCATCACGCCATTTATCATACTCGTTAAACTTGTGCCAAGATTGTAGTTCTTCTTTGTCACCACCTTTGTTATATTGTTCAGTAGAAAAATATGGTGGACTTGTAAATGCAACATCAATCTTTGGTAGTTTATGATATGGTAAATCTTCAGCACCACAATTCCATATCTGCACTTTTTTAGGTTTAGATAAAAGTTTATTGTATGTTGCAATCTGCTCTTGATATCTTTGATATGTATTTGGGTTTGGATCACAACCATAATATTCTTCAGCATCTGAAGCAAAGAAACCTGCAAGTCTATCACCCCAACCACAACTTGTATCTAGTACAGTTTTAGCATTTGTAATATCATAAATTGCTTTTGCAACAACAGGTTTAAATTGTGTTGCGATATATGTACCCAATCTAAATGCTGAGATATAACTCTTTTCATCTAATCGACCACCTACTAATTTCTCAGTTTCGGTACCATCTAATTCTTTTATCTTTGTAAGTTTAACATCATTAATACCACGCCATATTGGACCTAAACATTTCCATATAGCATAAGCATCTCCATTCTCCCAAACTTCCTTAGGTGCTCGAAAGCCATAACTACTACACTCTAATCGTAAATCTTGCATGAAATAATTACTTACATCATTAAAGGTACTAGCACCATTTATCAAGCCAAGGCCCCACTTACTATAAGAGTATTTGTAATCGTCATACTTTTCAAATACTTCTTTTTCTACTTGCTCGTTAGGAATACAAATGGTACTAGTATCAAACTTTTTAAGATTAGCAAATGCTGTTCTCATGTTTTCTTTTGTGATTTCTTTGAGAGGAAATACTGGTTTTTCACTAGCAATATAGTCTGCCAAGTGTGTTCTCATCTTCTCTTTACCATACTCAGCGTTCATTTTTTCAAAGATACTTGATGTCAAGATAGGTAGTTTTCCGTCTGTAGCGGCGGCTATGAGACTGTTATATAGTGTATTATCTCGTTTATAGTGTGTAAATGCGTTTTCTTTCATAATTTGTCTCTTAGAAGAAGTTATCCAATGTTGATGTTTTTTCAAAATTCCAGTTGATTGCGTTCACGATAAATCGTAATGGTTCTAGAAATGACTTATCAAACTGCTCGTCATAATCAATATATTTGTGTAAATCAAATTCTTGTGGTAAGTGTGTTGGGAAAGATATTACTTTTTCTCTTAAAGAATTAGGTTCTTTTAAAACAATAAATTTAACTTTATCGCCTTCTTGTATTACTTCATACTTTTTCAATTTGTTTTTCTTGAGTAAATTATTATACAGTAAAGCACCTTTCACATGAATTGGTGTTGACTTTTGATATATGTCTGTTGATGAAGAATACTTTTTAAGATTATTACATGAACGAGGATAAGCGATATCTTCTGGTCGTAAAGTTTTAAAATGTTTTCTAAACTCATCAATAAATTCTATTAAAGCATTTTCATCTTTATTCATTATTACTTTTAATGCTTCTTTAATCTTAACACGACAAGGGGCAGGAGTTGAACTCTTAACTGCCTCAATACCCATAATCTTTAACTTAGGTTCTTTTAAATCAACACCTTCTTCATTGTAAACATTTAAAATATATCTTTTCTTAGCAGTCCAGATACCTTTGTTAGCAATTACTTCTCGTTTCATAATCATTTTTTGGTCATATGCTTTTACATATTTAGCAAGATTGTCATAACTCTTATCAATCGCAACTTGTAATTTTTCTTCACAAAATTTATCTAGAACTTTTACAATCTTTCTTGTATCAGATTTATCTTTAAATATTTTATCTACAACTGCACCAAGTTTTACATAGATAGAATCAGTATCAGAAGCCACAACATAAGTTACATTTTTTGTTTTAAGTAAATTGTTTAGATAATCGTTTACATCTCTTTCAATCCATCTAATTGCAAGTTGACCTGCCTTTGTAATACCTTCAGCGTGTCTTACATCAAAGTATTTAAAATATTGATTACCGATAGCACCATAAGCACTATTCAAAGCAATCTTTCTTGCAAGTTGAATATTATGATTAGCCGCAATATCATTTAATAATCTTTTATCACCAGTCTCTTGATAAAGAGATTTTGCTTTTAACATTTTATTCTTATATACAACTCGTTCTTTGTAAAGTTTCTCCATCAACTTAGGAAGAAAACCTCGTTTGTCTGTACGAAACTGAGCACCGTTTGGTGTTATAGTACAACCATCTAAATGAGATAAATCAGATTCTCGATTTAACATTTTTTCAACATTTACAGAATTAGGTTCAAACCCAACCATTGTTTCAGGAGATATATTATACTGCATAATCAAATGCGGATATAGACTATTTAAATCAAAACTACAAATCCAATCATGAAAACCTACAACAGGATCTTTTACATATGCACCTTCATAACCACCAGAGTATTCGTTTTCATTTACTGCAGGACAAACAAGTTTATTCTCTTTGAGATAATTAAATATAATTGTATCCCACATACGAACTTGACCAAACACATCTTGATAATTAACTTTTGCTTCATAGGCCATTGTTAAATGCAAAGCAATCAACTGCATTTTATCTTCTAACTTATCAACTATCTCAACATCTTGAATGTTATACTCTACAAATAATTGATAGTCATTCTGATAAAACTCTTTGAAAGTATCATATGGATTTTCTAATTTGTTTTCGCCTAATTCTACTTCACCAATGTAATCTAGTTTGTAACTTTCTTGTCTAACAAATGTATGTTTACGATACAAGTCAAGATAATCTAAAACTGAAACGCCTAGAATATCATAATAGTTTTGTTCTTTATTAAAACCTTTAGCAGTTATTCTTGCACTACTTTGATTTACAACACCCCAAGGACTAAACTGATTTAAATAATCATCACCCATAAGATATTTAAAACGATTCATTAAATAAGGAATATCAAAGAACTTAACATTCCAACCAGTTACGATATCTGGATTATAAGCAACCCAGAACTTTGTAAACTTTTCTATTAAATCTCTTTCAGTAGAACACTTAAAATATTTTACATCATCACGGTCATTTACAAAATTACCACAACCGAAAACAATAATACTTTTTCTTGCATGGTCTTTTACAGTAATACAGATTAAAGGTTCTTCAGCCTTATCAACATCAGGAAAACCATTCTCACTTTCACACTCAATATCAATTGTGATTAATCTTAT